CTTTGCCTGCTTTCTTTTCCTTTGCTTCATACTCTGTGATCTTGTTTGCACGTTTTGGAGAACCTTTCTCCCAACCTGGACGTGACTTAAATTCTGTTCTAAATTCTGTAATGTAATCTAGTACTGCTTCTTTCTCTTTACCGGACAGTACCATTTCTAACACATTGCTTAAGAAATCTTGTATAACAACTGGAGTATCTGAACGTTTAAGATCAAGACCCATTGCTTTAATTTTACCTGGCTTGCCTTCTGTATCTGTTCTAAAGCCTTCAATGTCATAGTAAAGAACTGCATAACGTTTCTTTGTAATGAACAAGCCTTTACTTGCAACAATCTCTCTAGCAGCAGCAATAACTTCTGAACGCTTCTTAGGGCAGTGAAATGCATCACTCATAAACTTCGGAAACGTAGAGTTAGTATTCTCACCAATTGTATCATACAACTCCATAACACTATCTTTTGTCCAAGGAATAGCACCTGCTTCAATATCTTTCTTTAGTGTACTATATGCGCTGAAGTATGTAGAATCAGTATCACCATATACAATTGCTTTACCTGTATGATCATAAGTGCCAGTAATTATCTCATTGATCTTTGCAGCCATATGCTGTGTAATGGATCTGCCTGTAAGTGTAACACTTTGACCAATCCTATTGTCGAAAAACCTACAACCAGGATTAAGAATAGCACCATACAAACTGTTAAGTAGAATCTTCTTAACCAACTGCCTTTTTGCCCAGTATTCTTCTTCAATTTTGTTCCCTGCATTTTGACTTTCTTTCTGCTTCGCCTGCATTTCTTTACGTTCTTTATACCAACGTGTTAGCAGTCCTGGAATGACTCCTTCTTTTTCATATGTAAAGATTGTGCCGTTAGCACTAAGCATCCAAGGCTGGTTGCTTTCATAAATTAAGTCATAAACTTGTGCGGCACTAATTTTATCTTCTCCGCCACGTTCCCAGTCAATAGTAATTTCTCTACTAACTTCTTTATCCATTACACTTGAATATTCTACACTGCCAAACATACCTTCCCAAGCAGAAGCAAATGATTTGCCTTTTGCCATTTGTCCTTCAATATGTGCTTTAGTACCATCTTGTCGCAATTGTCCAACAACTGTTTCAGGACCCATATTCAATGCTCTAATAACAGATGGATACAGTGAATTCAAGTCAACACTACCTATCCATTCGTGAATACCTTTCTTAGGATATGCAACATAAGCACCTGCCGCAGGCTCACTGCCTGGCTCACGTTTCACTCTGTTGGGAACAATCATTCCACGTCTGTGTGCTTCGTTGATAATACCTTGTTCTGTAACAGCAACAGCACCCATTGTTGTTTGTATAAGCACTGTATTTTCGTGTGCAATAGTATTTGCAAGATCAATAAACTTTAGTTTTTTATCTAGTTTGTCAAGTAGTGCAGTATCTTGTCTGTTGTATTCAATAAATGTTCTAAAGTCATTGTTATAAAGAGCATCAAGACTACCTTCATAAACAGTCTTTTTCTCGCCAATCTCTAGTTCACCAATAGCATCTAGTCTGTATGTATGTCGTTCTTCATAGTTATACTTTCTGTAAAGTTCTAAACTATCAACGTGTACACGCCCAATTAGATCATATGTAGTTGATTCTTTACCAAACTTTTCATATGTTCTTTTCTTAGGTTTTTGATCCCACAAACATAAACGTCTAGTATCATCTGCACTTAAAACTTTGATAATACGGTTAACAGTGTAAGGCATATCATAACCTTCACTGTTCCAGCCACTTAGTACGTCAGCATCTTGTATAAGATCTAAAAACGCATCAAGCATATCTGCTTCATTGTCATACAGTATAGTATTAGGAATACCTTCAATTGCTTTATGTGCTTCTTCCATACTTAGAGTCTTTGGAGGAATCGCTAAACAAATTAGTTCATCCATCCACTGCAAGTGTACAGCAATTGATGTAATAGGCATAAATGCATCTTCTGGAGATGCATATCCACGCTCAGGATCAAAGTCAACCTCGATATCCCAAAACGCTACATTTAGTTTAGGAGCATCAACATTTAAGTAGTTGTCTTCTAAACATCGATAAATTGGATTTATATCGCTTTCATATAATTTTTTGTTTGAATGAATTGCAAGTTCTTTACGCAGTTCTTTAATATTCTTTGCGTTTACTCGCGACAGTGGTTCCCCGTAAATACTTTGATACTTACCTCTTTGGTCTGGGAAATAAAATATGTGTCTTGGATTGTATTCGTGGAATACACGTTTTCCGTCTTTTCGCTCGACAACTCTGATTGTGTCTTCACCGCGATCATAGAATGCATCTACGTAGCTCATTTGTTCTCCTTGTATGCAATTTCAGGCTTGCAAATACCAACGTGTCGCTTATTGGCCGACTTTACCATCTTCATATTACTTATCCTGTAAAAACACTTAGTAAATGTTTTGTGACTCCGTATGTATAAATTAAGGAAAGAACTCCGTTCAAAACAATTAAACTTTTTTCTTTCCACAACACACCTACCACTGTCCAAATAACAGAAGCAAAAAAGAAACCATACACTCCGTACATTTCATTTGGAAATGCACTTATAAGCACTGCCGCTGTAAGCAATACTGTAGTGCCTGACCACGCTAATGGTTGATATGGTTTACTCACTTGTACTGTCATTATCATCCTCTTCTATATTATCAGGTTTCAAAATAGGCATACCGCCATTATCAAAATAACGTCCATCGTCCGTTACATAAATGTGCGTTGTAATGTTAGTTCCGTCAATTACACTCTTTTTATAGATACGCTTTCTTTTAATGTTACCTTTGTAACTTGTGTAATCAGCATTTACTAATCTAACATTGCCATTTAGATTACCATAAATTCTATCAGCAGGTTCGCCGCCTGGACCAATATGATTAGACACAATAAGTTCTTTATTTGACATTTGCAATCTTTCCTACATCCCAACCAAAAACTTTTGCAATCTCTAGACCGTCTTGGGTTGGGCCCTTGCCAGTCTGTTGCGGCTTTTTATTCTTCTTAGTTTTCTTCATTTGGTAACCTGATCCTCCTCCACCTTTGAAATGGATACGTGGGTCGAATGTTGTGTATTCTTTCCTTTTAGACATAATTGTTTATATAATAACACAACTATATCCTGTTGTCAAGTGTTTATTTTAGTGGATTGTATCTACAAGAGGATTTGGTGTTGGATGTTCTTCAACCATTAGCAAATCCTTTACATTGATGTTTGGTTCTTGTTCTTCTAATGTAAGACAAGCATCTTTGAAGTCCATTGCAACGACTTCATATACTTCGTTGTTATCCATAGTAAAGTGATATAATTTAGGCATTGTAGTCCTTTCTAGATCCAGTTAGCCGCTACAGCATAACCGAATACGTTTACACAAGCAAAGTAAAAAGTTAATAGTGTTACCCAAGCAGCACCTCTACGTAAAGATGCGTAGCATTGAGTAATACTACCTACAAAGAACCCTGGGTATACAATTAGCATATTAGGATCCCTTGCTGTAAGAGCAAGTGTCATACTTGCACCTACTGTAAAGATAAAACTCACAAGTTCAAAACCAAATGCAACTTTGTCGCTTTGGTAACTGTTTACCCAAAAGTTTTTGATCTTTTCCAATTATTCGTCGTCCGCACGTGGACCGGACACATCATCTGGTAAGTTCTTAGTAATGCCTAAGATACTTTCAATCTCTGTCCATTCTTCTTCGTGCTTTTGCCAGTCACCTTTATGTGCAATTTTAATTGCTTTATTGATTGTGCTAGGTTTAATTTGAAGTTCTTCTGCTACTGCTTTTACAGTATCTTTAAGTCCTTCGTTTAGGTCTTCTACTTCACGCAACACGTTAGAACCCTCTTTGATTAAACGTTCTAGTTTTGCTTTTTCTTCAGGCCCGTAACTTGATCTTGCTGTCATAAAATAATACTCCTGTTAGTGTTTTAGTATTATATAGTCACAAAAAAAGCCAGTCAAGTGTTTAACTGGCTTTTTATATAATTTTGGTTAAATTAATTAGCAGTCTGGTCCGCAGTTGCAATTATCATCGCATTTGCCTTTGCAGTCACATTCTGGTCCGCAGTTGCAGTCTTTATTTTCTGTAAGACTTTTTTCTACAACGTCATACATTTCAAAACGTCCACCGTTTCTTTCATAAAGCATTGCAGCAAAAATTTCTTGTTTGTTTGACTCTTCAATTTTAGAAGCAGCAACTCTGTTAGCCCAATTCCAAAGGATATCGTCCATAGGATCAATTGCTTGTTGTCCACCGCTTTCTTTTACTAATTTCATCATCTCTACAAATGACATTTTAGTTTCTTTAGGCTCTGCTGATTCTTTTACAGTTTTCTTTTTCTTCTTGCCATACGCACCTTCGTCCATTTCTTTATCGTCGGACTTTTTGCCTTTGACCATATTCTTAAATTTTTCTTGTGCTTTCTTTTGAGCAGCGGATTTTGCTTCTACAATTTCGCCTTCCATATCTACAAAAGAAACTGACTCGTCTTTTTTCTTCTTGTATTCTTCCATACAAGATTCACACATTTCTTTTAGTTTCTCTTGATCACAATCTGGATGTGCTTCACACATTTCTTTTACTGACATACCTTTACTGCACATCATTAAAATGCTTTTCTTGCTAGGTAATTTTGCTTTCTTCTCTGCTTTAATTACTTGCTCTGCTTCGTCTACTTTTTTCTTTTTCTTAGCATCTTTAGCAGCCTTCTTCATAGGCTCTTTTTTGTCACCGTCGCCATCGATGTCAATGTAGTCTGGCTTTGCTTCTTCAACTTTGGACTCAGTTACAACTTGCTTTGTTTGAGGAACAGTAACACCTGCAAGTTTTGTAATATCATTTACTTCGTCTCTCGGAGCAACGTTTTGTGCTGCTTCCATAAGTTTTGTATCAGTAGGCTGTACAAATATACCTGTTGATTCTGCTAATTCTGTTAAACGATTCAAATCCTCTTTTGGCGTAGTAGGATCGATCTCATATAATTTTTTTAATAATTCTCTATTGTCCATAGTTGTTCCTCTCTATAGAAGTATTTATCTTCTTACAGGATTCTCTCCAAAAATACTATTCTTCATATCTAGCGCATTTTTGGCAGTTCCGTTGGCTGCTTTTGGTTGATTTACTTTAGGTTGTGGTGGTGCTTTTGTACCACTTTTGCCCGGAGATCCTGTATATGACTTTTTACCACGTGCTTTACCTGGGCTTAAATGCGGTGCTTCAACACTAGCAATACTACCTGCTGCTGTAGCGCCTGCTGTTGCAGATTCGCTTTTATAACCCTTTTCACCTGCTTCTTTCTCTAATTCAAACTTTCTGCGCATAAGTTCTTTCTTTAACTTTTCGCTTTTGTGTGTTTCAGGATCCAACTGAATATCCTGCAATGCTTTACGCTTTGCTTCATAATCTGCTTTATCTTTAGTAATAGACGTTCTGCTATCTTCTGTAAATAATTCACTCAGTTTCATAATACTATTTAGCCTGTTTACGTTCTTCTAGATACTTTTTCCAATAAGCCATACGCTCATTAAAACTAAGACGTTTTTCATCGTGTTCCTTTAATTTAGCAACATAATGCTTAATGTCTATTTCTTCCATCTAATATATCCTTCATTACACGCGATGCTGTATTTGTAAAGAATCTTGGAGCAATACTGTGTACAATTAGTGCAGGTACTAAGCATTGCAGTTTTACAGCAGTCTTAAGTGCTTTAAGCATATGCTGTGTTCCAGTTTCTCCTACTTTCTCTAGGTGTAGTTTACATTGTTTACTAAACATTATTTCTTCTTCTTTCCGCTTTTCATATTAGCACACCAGTGGTACATCTTTGCACGTTCGCCTGATGCGTTCTTTGCTTTTTTACGTAATGATGTAACGGACCCGTTACAACTAGCACCTGCACGTTTTACACGTCCTGGTCTGCTTTTACCTTTTTTCTTACCATCTGCAAAGTTTTCTTCAATATGTTCTCTAACTAAATGTTGAAAGTTTTCTTCTATCTCTGCTTTTAATTTTTTAGCAGTACGTTCAAACTTGTGATCCTTGTGTTTGAACCCTATGCCTCCGGCACTTTCCCACGCACTTATGTTTACACCATAATCGTCAATTAGGATATTAGGTGTGCCGTCGGAGTTAGTAGCATACTTCGCCTTATCCTTTGTTATGATGACTTCGCTTGGCGGGAAGAAGTCTAAATTCTTTTTAATCCATTCACGCTTATGTGGTTCTGAATTAGGATCATTTGCTAATGGTGAACTTAGAATTTTGTAATCGCCTTTTACTTGTTTAATAATACCAAGTAAATTTTTAGCATTAGAAGTAAAAGGAATGTTTAACCAAAAATCCTTTTCGTCTCTAATTTTTTTAAGTGCTGGTTCAATTTCATCTTTACCTAGTTCGCGCCAATCTTTGCCAACTAGTCTTTTCCACTCGCCAAAAAAGTCTGCGAGTACTCCGTCCATATCTACATATATTTCTGACTTAGGATTAAGTCCTTGAAACATATCTTCATATGTTTTCTTTTTCTTTTTCTTAGGAAACAGTTTTTTAACATTCATATATTCGCCGCCTACAGGAACATCAGCAGTAGCGTTTTGTTTAGTTACAATACCAACGCCAGCGGCTTCTTCATACATAGATTCTGGAACATCATCACGCCAAGTTAAATCTTTTGGATCAGCAATAACTGCACGTATCTTATCTGCGTTTGCTTTTAGATGTGCAAAATATCTGTGATGTCCGTCAACAATTAGTAACTTACCTTCGTGTGGCACAATCACAATAGGTTTGATCTTATCGCCTGCTTTGATCCTATCAACAAACTTCATCATATTGTCGTGATTGTCTTTAGCATCCATTTTATCAGCAGGTTCAAATGGTGTAAGTTTAGATACGTCTATTACTTTTACTGTTTGCTTTTTGTAATAATCATCATCAACATCAGCGCCTTGATACTCGGGATTAGTCCACATAGTTATTTCTGCGCCTTCTGTTTTCTTTTTAGTTGGTAATCCTTTGTGCTTTGTTTTAGCAAAGTCTTTTACATCAGACACTTTCATATCTTTAGCAACTTCACCGGCTTCGCCGCCTTTTTTCATGTCGCCCTTTTGCATAGCTCTTACTATACCAAAGAACTGCTGTTGCTTTTTACTTACTGCTTTTTCAGATATGAATTGATACGCTCTCATCCTAATGGATTCTCACCTGTTAGTTTAGGTCTAGCGAACCACAAC